AGGAGGAACAACATGAGAAGTCAAATAGTCAAACGAATAAACATCAACCTAACAGAGAAAGAAATCAAATCACTAGAACACATCAAGGCATGTACTCTGGAAAATACACGATATACCGAAAGTGATATAATCCGGGACGCTATCAACATGTATGCAGAAACAATGGGCTTGCAGGACTAGAAACGAACATGGCCGGGGAGACCCGTCCAGTTCTGCAACATCTGTCCATAGGTTTTTTTGGGCAAGAGCTAAATTTTCTGTCAATGGGCCCCAATAACATCAAGAGAGTTATTGGGGCCCATTGGGGAGGAGGTGCAACGAAACAATATGGCATGTACAAGACCACTCATAAGAGTACCGACCAAAAGCGGAGAATACCGCATAGTCAGCCTGAAAGGGTACATAGAACACACAGGCTTATTCTTGAACCAGAACGCAGACAAAAAGACTCAAGCCAGGAACGAGAAAAAAATCAAAGAGCAGCTGAAGAACCAGGATGCACAGCTACTACCATGTGGACACTGTCCGGCTTGCAAAATGGCAGCAGCAAGCAGCTGGGCAAACCGAATGGAATTAGAATTGCCGTATCATAAAAATGCATGGTTCATCACCTTGACATACGATGAAGAGCATGTACCACTTCGAGCAGTATGGAACGAGGAAACAGGCGAAATCTACACCGAAAACTACTCGCTCAAGTATGATGACATGCAAAAATTTTGGAAACGGCTCAGAGATCACATCAGATACCATGAAAAAAACTGCGGTCAACTGATGTACTTTCAATGTGGTGAATACGGTGGAAAAACACACAGGCCACATTATCATGCAATAGTTTACGATTTACCGATAAAAAATGAAGAGTTGAAGATCTACAAAAAGAAAAACGGCGCTGTATATTACAACGTCGATTGGATTACAAAATTGTGGGGTTTGGGTTATGTTGTCATTGCTCCAGCAGAATGGAAAGCAATGGCATACACAGCCAGATACACCACAAAAAAGGTATACGGAAAGGAGGGCAAAGAATTTTATAACGAGCTCGGAATTCTGCCAGAAAAATGCAACATGAGCAAAAGACCAGCAATTGGAGCGAGATATTTTGAAGAACACAGCAAGGAAATCTACGAAAACGACAAGATTCAACTGAAAAATGGGAAAGTGTGCAAACCACCACGATATTTCGACAAGCTGTATGATGCACAATGTCTGAAAAAACCACTCTCGAAATCAGAAGTAGAAGATATTGAGCTGATAACAGAAAAAGCCGAGTCCGATGAACTTAAAGCGATAAAAAGAAAGCGTCGTAAACTCGCAAATGACGCACTCTTCGCTAAGCTCAAACAGAACAACGGCTTAACCCTACAGGAATATTATAACAAGGAAAATCAACTAATTCAAGACAAATTCAAAAAACTGATAAGAGACGAAATATAAGGAACGGCAATTAAAGGCGCAATCCGGATGCAGAACACTGGGTTGCGCCTTGCTTTTCATACGGCACGGGGCAACCGTGCCTAGCGCAAGGCCTCAAACAAAGACCTTGCAATTTTTTTTTTTTTGCTAAAATAAAAACGAAAGGGGGATTAAAAATGTGAAAATCTACAGAATGCACAACGACAGAAACGGACAAGTGACAGAAAATTTCAAGGTCAGGGAATATGCCTGTAAAGATGGCAGCGATCTTGTGCTGATAGCAGATGAACTGGCAGAGCTGCTGCAGGAAATCCGAAACAGACTCGGAGTACTGCACATCAACTCAGGGTTCAGAACCGAAAAATGGAATGAAAAAGTAGGCGGAAAAGCTTACAGCTACCACCTGGCCGGAATGGCAGCGGACATCTGGGTGAAAAATGTAAGTCCTCGAAAAGTAGCTCAGACAGCAAGTGAAATCCTCGGCACACACGGAGGAGTGATCTTATACACAAACTTTGTGCATGTCGATGTAAGAAAAGACTTTTACAGAAAGGGGGTATAACCAATAATTACTTTGAGAGACGTCAAGGGAATCTTCAACCAGCTTCGGAAGATCCTGGCCATGCTGGACAAAATCTATCACGCTTTGGAACTCGATAAGGAGGAGTAAAAATGGCACACAGAATGCCCGTAAATCCGAAAAAGGATAAGAAAATCTTCACCAACACGGCAAAGAAGACGAAGAAAATCAATATCAACCCGAAGCCGTCTCGGGGTGGTATCCGACTGTAAGGAGAAAAAAACATGATTTTTCAGGTATATGCAGTAAAAGACGAACTGGCCGGGACTTTCGGCAATCTGATGGTAGTCAACGAAAAGGTGGCAGCACGCACCTTTAAGTGGATGGCACAGGAGATGGAAAAGAGCGACACGGAAGACAAACGAGTCTATCTGATGGCCCAGTACGACAACGAAAGCGGCCAAATCGTGCCGAACGGAATGCCGGAGATGGTCTATAACCTCGAAATCATGAAAAAGGAGCAGGAAAATGGCAGTAAGAATCTTTAAACCATACGAAGACGAAAAACCGCCAGCGCTGTTCAACGATCCAGGCAGCATCATGGAACCGCAGTATAAGGAGCGGTATGATGAACGAGGCGTAGCCTATCTCGAAAAAGTGGGCGAAGTAAACGTCTATGAAAAAATCCAGAGTTACCGGGATGAATGCGACATTATGAGCATCCTCAGCCGATACGCAGCCGGAGATCAGACTGCCCTTGCAAAACCGGGCTGGTACATCGACACCAGCAAGCTACCGAGCAGCTACACCGAATTCATGAACCTCATGAACGAACAGCGAGAAAAATTCGAAAAACTGCCGCTCAACATCCGGGCAGCGTTCGGAATGTCCTTTGAAAAGTGGGCAGCAACCGCAGGTGATGAAAACTGGATGAAAGCCATGGGCTTTGAAAAACAGCAAAATGCACAAAAAGAAACCGCTGCAGCAACGGAAAAAGATGTGCAAAAAGGAGAAAATAAATGAATCGAAACAGCGAACAGCACTATGCACAAGTGCCACGAGCAGAAATCCGGAGATCACGATTCAAACGAGATTTTAACCTGCTGACGACAATCAACGAGGGCGATCTGGTGCCAATCTACTGTGATGAAGTTTTGCCGGGCGATACCGCAAAAATCAGCATGAACGCACTCATGAGAATGAGTACACCACTCTATCCGGTCATGGATAACTGCAACTGCGACTTCTACTTCTTCTTCGTGCCGTCACGTCTGCTGTGGGATCACTTTGAAAACCTCATGGGACAGAACGACAGCAGTTACTGGGCGGAACCCATAGAGTACACGACTCCGAAAACCAAAGCACCGAAAGGCGGATGGAAGGTCGGAACTGTCGCTGATTACTTCGGAATCCCGACAGGCGTTGAAAACATAGAAGTAAACAGCCTACCGTTACGAGCATACACAAAAATCTGGAATGAGTGGTTCAGAGACGAAAATCTTAGCGAACCACGGCCAATGAGCACAGGAGACGAAACAACGGACGGAGCAAACGAAGATAGTGACGGGCTAAATTCACCGGAAAGAGGCGGACAAGTCTTAAAAGTAACCAAATATAAAGACTACTTCACAAGCTGCCTGCCGAGCCCTCAAAAAGGCGAAGCAGTGACGCTGCCACTGACAGGCAACGCACCAATCAGAACATACACTGATAAAGAAATGACAAAACAAGCGGCCGCAATCGGAAAACCAGAAATATACTACTCGCCATGGACATGGGGAGACACAGAAGCAGAACTTCAGCAACATTTCGACCTTGATGATATCCAAAAATTCCAAAGCAGGCTGATTGGAAAAGCAAAAGACGACTATAATTTCGTAGAACAAGGGAATATTAACCCAACCAAAACAACTTACATCGGCGCAGATCTGAGCAATACCACAAGCACAACCATCAACGAACTCAGACAAGCAATCGCAGTACAACATATTCTGGAACGAGATGCCAGAACCGGCACCAGGTACAAAGAAATCTTACAGGGGGCCTGGGGGGTCACCTCGCCGGATGCAAGACTCGACCGAAGCGAATACATTGGCGGATACAGACTGCCAATCAACATCAATCAGGTAGTGCAGACCTCCAGCACAGACAGCACAAGTCCGCAGGGCAACACCGGCGCATACAGTATGACAACCATGTCCAGAAACATGTGCACCTATTCGGCAACAGAACATGGATTCATCATTGGACTGGCGGCAGTACGAGTAGAACACAGCTATCAGCAAGGCCTTGCGCGAATGTGGACGCGGAGCACCAGATTCAGCTACTATGACCCAATGCTGGCAAACCTGGGCGAACAAGCCGTTTTAAATCAGGAAATCTATGCACAGGGAACCGCACAAGATGAAGAGGTTTTTGGCTACCAGGAAGCCTGGGCCGATTACAGGTACCGCACAAACATGGTAACGAGCGAAATGCGCAGCACCTACGCACAGACACTGGATGCATGGCACTATGCGGACAAATACAACGAGCTGCCAAAACTAAGCGGAAGATGGATAACAGAAAATAAAACAAACATCGACCGAACATTGGCAGTTCAGAGCTCCAACAGCCATCAATTCATCTGCAACTTCTACTTCGACCAGACGTGGACAAGACCTCTCCCGATCTACAGCATCCCGGGCCTGGAAACGATTTAAGGAGGGGACAAAATGGGCTTGTTTACAACACTCATGGGTGGATTGCAAATAGCAGGAATGCTATCAAGCATCTACTCAAACCTCAAAGGCAATTCATCCAGCGCAACCGGACAGAACACAATGAACAATACCATCTCGAGTGGTACAGTCACCGGAAACAACACTCAAACCACCACAGGAGCCGGAGGAAGTGTGCAGACAGGCAACACCTCAGCACTCGGAAACCTACTATCCACAGCCCTGGGAACGCCTACAGGAAACAACAGTCAAACCGCAGCTGATTTCAACTTAGGCAGTGCAACAACAGCAAACGACCTGCAAACCAGTCAATGGAAACTCGGAAACATCATCAACTTAGGAGCAAGCTTAGCAACCAATGCAATGAGTGCAGCAAGCCAAAGCAGCGCAATGAGGTACAACGCAAAGGAAGCACAGCTGCAAAGAGACTGGGAAGAACGAATGAGTTCCACAGCCTATCAGAGAGGCGTAAAAGACCTCAAAGCAGCAGGATTAAATCCGATCTTGGCGGCTTACAACGGATACGGCGCAAGCACTCCAAACGGCGGTTATGCATCAGTGGGCGGAGGTCAGACCTACAGCCATACACAAGCAATGGCAATTCCAGCAGCCAAAACGGCAACAATGCAGGCCATGTATGACTATGGTAACAACACAGCACAGGTACTGACGAACATGCAAGCAGCAATCAACAGCGCCAAACAGTCAAATGACTACTGGACAGCAGAACAGCTGCAAGGTATGATGAGCCAGATCACAGACTCCAGCGCAAGACAGGTAGGCCAGCTGAGCAAAACAGAAAGGAACCAGTACAGCGAAGAAACACAGAGCAAAGAATATGAAGTATCCGGCAAAATTGAGGGCAAAATAAAACACTAATTGACAGGAAAGAACAGGAGGTGTATAATATGAGTGTACTAATCACACACTTCATCTAGGAGGAACAACATGAGAAGTCAAATAGTCAAACGAATAAACATCAACCTAACAGAGAAAGAAATCAAATCACTAGAACACATCAAGGCATGTACTCTGGAAAATACACGATATACCGAAAGTGATATAATCCGGGACGCT